ACATCTGGAGTAAATGTTATCGGCTCAAAACCTGAATTGGCGTCCAGTAACTTAACTCCGGCCGATCTGTAGCGCGCAATGATGTGATCTTGATAGTCTACTGGGAGCGCAGATAGATTGTTGTCACATAAGATTTCCCGCACCGGGAAATCTGGAAGTAAGGTGAATTCTTTACCTTCCATCTTTGGGACAATGCAGAACCAGCAACCAACAGGACAACCTCGACTAGCCATAGTCGCCATAGGATTGTGATAACTAATGGCGTCGTAATAGTTATTTCCAATCTCAGCAACATCATTTAATTCATGCTGCATCTTGACAAGAAACAAAGCCGGCCCACCAGCAACTACTTTCTTACCCATCGCTTTTGCAAAAATTGCGCGTGAATATGCTTCATCTAACTTCCAAGTGAATGCGATAGATAGATAAACAGTGTCGCCAATTTCCCATTCGGCCAGCCCACCAATCCACTTTGATTTAACAAGTGTCACGCGAACAACTCCACCTGACCATCCCGCGTAATGACCATCGTACTCATGGCTGAACCTGTGGCGGCTGCAAATCACCGCACATCAACGCCTGCCACACTACCCCAGTGCGCGTATGCACGCCGTACCAACGCCTAACCCTTAACATCACACACTTGATCGCCTTGAGCGTGGTTTTGTGCCGCTTGGCAATGGTTATATCGGTACACCCCTCGGCCACCAACCGAAGGACCAACAGTTCGCGCGCGCATAATTTTTTCTTCATAGGGCGCGCCACTTTTTTATAAGCCGTGCCAAAGGAGGGATTTATAAATCATGGCCAGCGCCCCGTTCTTGCGCTTGCGCGCTTCGCCAGTGGCGTCGATGATATTTAGGTGCTGGGCTCGGATATAGACACCCCCCCACGCGCGGGTATTGCTGGGGGCAATCAGCCCCCATGCGTGCGCCGCCTTTGTCACGTCTTCGGCAAAAATGAACTGATTGGTTCGGCAGAATCCCCGCAGGAAGGTCAGTGCCAACTCGGACCAATCTTCGATCTCGCGGTTCGCTCGATCCTCGGCCGCGTGAATTTGATCGGCTCTTGGGTGAAACGAAAAGTCAATTTGCGCTTGTTCCACGTCGCCCCCCTATCTCGGCTCGAATTTCGTTGGCTAGTTTTTCGGCTTCCGCCGCCCCGTGGATCTCTGCGTACCGCCGAAGGAACGGCGCGCGTGCGTTGGAGTTTGCGACATCACGAACAAGGCAAACTCGAAAGAACTGCCGGGTATAAGTAGGCCCCGGCAAGGCACTACACGATGCGCACAGGCAAGCAGTAGCCATATCATTGCCCAATCCTCGCGCTGACCAACGCCTTTAGGTCCGCCCACGATCCACCTTTAGGGGCGGCTACCCCAAGCTCCGCAGCTTTCGCCTGGATGCCCTCATTCGAGGCCCACCACGCAGGCGCCCCGTTCACGCTCGATGGCGCCTTTTCGTCCGTCACCCATTTTTTCCACTTCTCAATCCAGGTCATCCGAACGGGGCCCTTGCCTTGCGATACCCAGTAGTTTCTAAACGATTGGAATACCGCTTCCGGGTCAATGTCGGGTCTTTTCTGTTGAGCGAATGCTCTCCAGGGGTTGGGTATTTCTGTTATTTCAAACAGAGAGGCGCGCGAAGCGTGCGGTTTTTTTGCCTCTCTGGTTTTATATTCTTCTCCTTCTCCTTCTCCTTCTCCTTCGGTCGGATTGGGTCGGATTGGGTCGGAAATTGTCGGATTTGTCGGATTTGTCGGATTGGCCCCAACAGCGGCCTTGCTGCGATTCGCCCGGTCCCATTCACGCTGGTATTCTTTTCGTTCCTCGTCGCCTCTGACTGCCCGGTATTTTTCGTAGTTCAGTAGCTTCCAGCCGCCATCAATGGCCACGATGCGGCGCCCGTCATGGTCAGAGGTTCGTGAATACTTGTCCGGAGCCAAAAAACGCGCGAGCGCATGTTCGCACTCCTCCAGCGTCACTCTTGCCCGATGCGCTAGTCCTGGCACTGAGGCGCTGACGGCGCCTCTAGCCCCGGCCATTGCGAGCATCGTGATCCAGACAATCCGGGTCGCGTGAGATTCGGACCATACTGTGGAGTCGGTGATTGACTCAAACAGCTTCACAAAATTGGGCATTGTCGCCTCTCGGCTGTTTTATTCATTTTTGTTCTCCGTGCGCTTCCGATTACTTTCCATAAGTGCCGGATGGTCGGCGGCTAGGCGCATGACTAAACTGGATTCATGGACCTTTCTTTCAGCCCATTCACCCAGCACCCGATTGACCAGCTTTGTCCTGCTGATCTTCAAATGGGCGCTCACCGCATCGAGGACCGCGACTGTGCTGCTCGGGCAGTCGCCGCGCAGTTCAACGAGATCTTCATTGAGTGGCATCACACCCCCGGTGGGTATATGTCGGGCCGAAGCTGGCCGCGCGTGACGACGCCCTTAGTGGCCCGCTCGATTGCAAGCACTTGGTTCGCTGGGATTCCGCGCCTGCGCCAATTCAGCAAACGGCTAGTAGAAACCCCGATTGATCGGGCGAGGGCTGATGGCCCGCCCGCACTTTCTATCGCACGCTCATAATGATTCATGCCAGCAATCTACACGGACCGTGATTTTCTGTCAATAAATATTATCACCCTTAGTTAATAGACTATATAATGCAACCGCATACAGTAGTACCTATGAAAATTTTATCGGAAACGGCAAAGAGGCTGCGGCAAGCGCGAGCTTCACGACGTTGGACGCTCCAAGATTTAAGCCGGCGAACGGGTGGCGTTTATAGCCAGCCACGCCTAAGCAACTATGAAAACGACATACGGAAAATGTCTCCTCAAGATGCTCAGATATTGGGCGCCGTACTTGGTGTTCCGGCCGTCTTTTTGCTTGCCTTAGAAGAAGAAGAAAGACTGTCCGGGGAGAATGAATTGACGCTACAAGAGCTAACCCTGTTAAGAAATTACCGAGAACTCGATCAGGTAGACAAGGATCGCGCATCCATCACTCTCGAAGTCATGGCGATTCAACACCGGACTCCGCACACTCATCGCAGCCCCCCCGCCCCCTCCACCCCAACCGCTGGGTTGTCGCGGCCGGAGACAAAAAAGACAACGCCTAGTTAGGCGGATAAATTCTCCAGGTAGGTGTTCTTGGCTTTTATTTGTCTAAAATATTGCCATTTCGTGTATTGACAATAATCACACTCCGTTATATTCTCCCTCAAACAACTGGAGGGATGAATGAATACAACCTGCACCGCCGTCATCGCAGCAATCAGCCTAAGCGCGGGCGTGCTAGTCGCGCAAGACCGCAACGACGCGCAACAGCGCGAGCATCTTCAGTCTCTCGCCAAGATGTGCAAGGCCCTCCCTGGGTACTCAACTCGCATTGGTTATGACGCCGCGCGCGATGCGTTCGATTGCATCCGGATTCCCGATCGGCTTGCTCAATTCGCGCCACCATTGGCGCATCCGTTGAAGGAGCCGAAATGAACATGGCAACCAATGCAGATTATTGGATATTGGAAGCAAGAACAGGAACATGGAGAAACGCCAGAAAAGAAAGTGTTTGCTGCCAAAAACCATTCCACAAAATAAACAAGGGGGAGCGATACCTTGACACAGGTGAGCATGACCCAGGAAGGCAATGGGCAACACTGAAGTTGTGCGAAAAGCACGCGAACGAGGAAACGGCATGAGCAACCTTCACCCTTTGTTCCAGCAAATCCTTGAGCGCGTCTGCGAGACAGACCGGCTCGATACGCTGCCGGTCGCGCCGACGATCGCACCGACAAGAATCCCTGATTTCAGGGACAACGCGCCGGAACCGCAAAGCCGTGATCTGGATGTATTTGGGCGGGACTTGAGGCCGGGCACATGACACTCGAAACACTCATTGAGATAAGAGCCAGTCAAGCACTGGCCGAGATACGCCACATGGCACGCATGGCGTTGGAGGAAATTGACAGGCGATTCGCCTTTATCAACCGCAGCAACGGCCAGAAAAAGCGATGGGCCGCTCACAGGAGAACGACATGAATGCCGTGGTACGCACCGAGGCCATGAATGTGACTTCCCTTCAGGTCAACGAAGGCGAGTTAATCAAGGTTTTACAGAACAGCCTCTATCCAGGGGCCGCTACAGAATCAATCAAACTCGTACTGGGCTATTGCAAAGCCCAGCAACTTGACCCGCTTCAAAAGCCGGTTCACATCGTCCCGATGTATGACCGTGCCTCTGGAAAAATGCGCGATGTCATCATGCCGGGAATCGGACTGTACCGAACCCAAGCGGCGAGGTCCGGATGCTACGCCGGCATGAGTGAGCCTGAATTCGGCCCGGATATCACTGAGCGCGTCGGCGGAGAGGAAATAACCTATCCGCAGTGGTGCAAGGTCACAGTGAAACGGCAATTGAGCAACGGCACAATTGCGGAGTTCTCCAGCATCGAACGCTGGAAAGAGAACTACGCCGTAAAGGGCGGCAAAGAGCGGAGCGTGGCCCCTAATGCCATGTGGACGAAACGCCCCTACGGCCAGTTGGCCAAGTGTGCGTCTGCCCAAGCCCTTCGCTGCGCATTCCCTGAAGTCGGATCCCAGGCCACGGCCGAGGAAATGGAGGGGAAGCAGATCGAAGAAGAAGCGATCGACAACACGACCGGCGAAATCACAAAGGCTGCCGCGCCGGTCGCTCCTGTTACTCCCCCCGCCTACTCTGCCGAGCAGTTCGCCAAGAACCTGCCGGCGTGGTCAAAGTTGATCGAGGACGGTAAGAAAACAGCCGAGCAAATAATCGCGCTGGTGAGCAGCAAGGCGGTGTTGTCTGCCGAACAAAAGGATCAGATCAACGCAATCGAGCCGGCTGTTGCCGATGCCGAGTTCGTCACCGAAATGGAGCAAACGTCATGAGAATTATCGAGGTACGCCCAGGCACTCCGGAATGGGCCGCGCATCGTCGTAGCGGTGTTTTTAACGCAAGCGACGCCCCGGCCATGTCTGGAGCGAGCAAATACAAGACGCGCAATCAACTGCTGGCCGAGTACGCCACAGGTGTTGCGCCAGAAGTAGACGCGGCAACACAGGCCCGCTTTGACGCCGGCCACGCCGCCGAGGCCCTCGCGCGCCCGCTCGCAGAACAAATCATTGGCGAGGATCTGTACTCGATAACGGGTGTCGATGGTGAACTGTCAGCGAGTTTCGACGGGCTGACGATTGCCGAGGACATTACATGGGAACACAAGGCACTGAACGATGAACTGCGCGCCTGTCAGACGGCAGCGGACCTGCACCCGATGTACCGCATTCAGATGGAGCAGCAACTCATGGTGTCGGGCGCCGGAAAGTGTCTTTTCATGGCATCAAAATGGGACGGCGATACGCTCGTAGAAGAAAAGCACTTCTGGTACAAGCCCGATGCCGAGCTTCGCGCCAAGATCGTCGCCGGCTGGGCGCAGTTCAAGGCTGACCTTGCCCACTATCAGCACGTCGAAGTCATCCCCGCCGCCATCGCCGCTCCGGTGATGGCACTCCCCGCCCTGTCAATTCAAGTGACAGGCCAAATCGCTCTTGTCGATAACTTGAAGGTATTTGGTGAACGACTCCAATCGTTCATTGAATCCCTCGACAAAAGCCCTTCGGACGATCAGGGGTTTGCTGATGCCGAGCAGGCAGTAAAGGTTTTAGGCGAAGCGGAAAAGGCGCTGACCGCGGCCAAAGCAAGCGCGTTGACACAAACGGCTTCCATTGACGAAATGAGCCGAACCGTAGCCCTCTACGCCGAGCAGGCGCGTACCGCTCGGCTGGCTCTGGAAAAGCTGGTCAAGGCGCGCAAAGAGCAGATCAGGCTAGAGATTGTTGCCAGCGGCAAGGAAGCCTTTGTCAATCACTTGGCGACATTGAATAAGCGCATCGGCAAGCCCTACATGCCGTTAATCCCTTCCGACTTCGCCGGCGTCATCAAAGGTAAAAAGAGCATCGCCAGCCTGAAAGACGCGGTTGATACCGAACTGGCCCGCGTCAAAATCGAATCCAACGCCGTTGCTGATCGTATCCAACTCAACATGACCACGCTTACCGAAAAAGCGGCCGGCCTGGAATTCCTGTTCAACGACATCGCATCCATCTGCATAAAGCCGAACGGCGACTTTATGGATACAGTGAATGCGCGTGTTGCGGCCCACAAGGAAGCTGAAGCCAAGCGCCTGGAAGCCGAGCGCGAGAAGATCCGCGCCGAGGAAGCGGCCAAACGGGTCGCCGAACAACAGCGGCAAGAACGGCTGGCGCAGCAGGCAGCGCGAGAAATCGAGGAAGCCAACCGTAAGGCTGAAGCGCAAAGAGTAATTGACCTTACCAACAAAGAACAGAACAAGACGGACGCCCGCGCGGCCGGGATTTCCATTTCTATGCCGTTGCCGACAGGGCCGGGATTGCTCGCTATCACGCCGACACGCAATAAATCCAGACCGAGCGACGATCAAATCGTGCTGACCTTGGCAAATCATTACGGCGTTGATGAACGCACGGTAATGGCCTGGATCATGGACATGGCCGTGTTTCAGGAACGGAGCGCGGCATGAGCGATAAATCCATCCCCAATATCACCCTGGCGCCGTGCGAGTCATCGCGGATACAAGCGCACGGCCACTGCGCCGAAACGAACACGCTCGCCCTTGTTTTTAAGAGCAAGGACAACGCCGGAACCACCTATCACTACTCCGGATTTACCGCCGACGACTACGCCGCGCTCCAGGTGGCCGAGAGCATAGGCAAGCACTTTGGATCTCACATCAACATCAAAGACGAGGACGGGAATCTGAAATACCCGTTCACCCGGATCGAAGAAAGGAAAGACGATGGCATCAGTAAATAGGGTCATATTACTTGGGAACTTGGGGCGAGATCCTGAAATGCGCTATATCCCCGATGGCGCGTCCGGCGCGTCCGGCGCGTCCGTTGCCAATTTCTCCGTTGCCACCAGCGAAACCTGGAAGGACAAAGCCAGCGGGGAGAAGCAAGAACGTACTGAATGGCACCGGATCTCCGCGTTCGGCCGGCTGGCCGAGATCGTGGGCGAGTACGTCAAAAAGGGATCATCCGTCTATATCGAGGGGAAGATCCAGACCCGTAAATGGCAGGACAAGGACGGTCAGGACCGGTACACGACCGAGATCATTGCCGACAAGCTGACGATGCTCGGATCGCCGCGGGGTGATACGGGAGAGCAGCGCCAGCCCAGCGACAGCCAGCCGGCGCAGCGCACAGAAAGGCCCAAGCCGGCAAAGACGCAAGGCCAGGGCCAATTTGACGACCTGGACGACGATATTCCGTTTTAGGGGGAAACGTGCTAACCACTTGGGTGAAGTGTTCGGAGAGGTTGCCTGAAAGTGGGAAGCCAGTACTTGCGTTTTTCAAGGAATCAAAAACAAGAAGCACAGCAACAAGGGCTATCTACGCAGCAAAGCACACGCTGTCATGTAGTGACTTCGGGGATTTCGAAGAAGGCGCGGATTACTGCGAGGCCCGCGATGAATACTACTGGCCCGAAGGTTGGTATGAATACGTCACGCAAGAAGGAAGCATGAGCATGGCTATTTGTGGCGATGTAACCCACTGGATGCCCCTGCCACAGCCACCGAGGAGTGAGAAATGAAAACAGATGATGTGATTGTTATCTGCGGAAATAGCATGGTTCGTGTTTCACATCACGCTTTTGAGCTGATCATACTTGCCGCCGGACAGATGGAAGACGATTGGTTTGATTGGACTAGAGACAGCGGCGTTCCATCATCAAAGGCAAGGGCCGCGTTTCTCGCCTTGCAAAAACTACAAGGAATAACGCGATGACCAAAACAAAACAGGTTCCGCTGGAACCAACCGAAGCGATGATTGCTTCCGGACTGTCCATCATGGACAGAGAGGGAGCGTTGAGTTCTGTAAGTGAAATCTATGAAGCCATGCTCGCCGCCGCGCAGCAGGAAGATCCGCCAATCAAGCTCGCCCCTCAAGCAGAGGGCCAAATGTTGACAATGTTGACAATGTTGATCACTGGCGATGCTGGCACTGGAGAACGTGGCCACTGGTATTCACCGGAGGCGGTGAGGAAGCTATTGAAAGATCAACGGTCGGAAGCTGATAAAAGTTCGGGAGTGGAGCCCCCTGCTACAAACTTAAATGCGGCCAATGAACTTTTCGTTGATGCTAATCGCTATAACCCACCAAGCGAGGCGAATAGGCTGGCAGATGAGTTGGAAGAATGGCTAGACGATGAAAAAGAAGCCAACTTCACTGCTCTTGTGCAACTGATAAAAAAGACAATCACAGCCCTTCGCGCCCTCTGCCCTGCGCCTGAGACAAGCGAAGCGGATAAGTTGCTGAAACGCTGGAGCGCTTTATTCACTCATGCAGACTTCATCGACTCGATTGAAAAGAATGAAAGTGATCTTGTTATAGATACCAAAAAATACCTGAAGGAGCGAGGATGAGCGCCGAGAGCAAGACAGTAGATGACGTTATCGCCAGCGAAGACGGTGATTATTACGCATTGGCGAAGTTTGCTAAGGCGATGGAAAAAGGACTCTCCGCAGCCAATGCGCGGATTGCGGATCTTGAGAGGAACATTCGGACGGATAGCAGCGCGGTCATATCCGCGCTTGAGGCCGAGTGCGCCGCGCTGAAGCATGAAATCCAAGTCCTACGCCAGTGGGGGAATAGCGATTGCACCAGAATGGCAGATGCGGTACTTGACGCCGCAACTGACGCGGCAATGGTTAAATCACCCCCCCTTGGGTGCTATAAATGCGATCAATAAAAATATCCGACGCCAACAGCGCCGGCATGTGCGCAGCCGGGGCGCTGGCCAGGATATTACTGTCAATGCGCCCAAAAATTGTGCTGGTAACAGAAAAAAAGGGTAAAGTGCCGCATGAATCGCTCAGTGTTATACCTGAGATCCAGCAAAGACCGCTCTGACGTTTCGATCGACGCCCAGCGCCGCGCGCTGCAAGAACTAGCCGCCGCCCGCTCTTATATCGTCGTCGGCGAGTACGTCGATGCCGTCGAATCAGGAAAAGACGACGACCGCCCCGGATTCCAAAAGCTGATAACCGATATCCGGGCATCAGCCCGCGAATGGGATCACATCCTCGTCCTCGATACGTCGAGGATTGCCCGCCGCAGAGCCATCGGGATCATATTCGAGGAGCATGAGTGTAAGCGCCGCGGGGTCAAGATTGTCTACAAATCGCTTCCAGAGAGCGATCCCATAACAGAAATGCTGTTGAAGTCCATCCTTCAGGCGATGGATGAGTGGCACAGCCTCACCAGCAGGCTCAAGGGGCTATCAGGGATGGCCGAGAATGTGCGCCAGGGGTGGCGTGCCGGGGGGCGTGCCCCACGCGGTTATGACCTTGATCACGTCGAAACCGGGACAGTCCGCGAGGGGATGCCGGTCACAAAGACTCGGCTTGTCGTCAACGGCGATGCAAGGCCACTTCAGGGATACCTAAAATCAAGGGCCAAGGGGATCGCCAGGGCAAGGGCCGCGCAGGAAGCTGGATTGCCAGAAATAGCAAAAACGAGCCTGATCGACATTGACCGCAATGCCCTTACCTACGCTGGGCATACCGTCTGGAACCGCCATGCCGAGCGAGACGGCGGATCTTACGTCGGCGGGGAGAAGATGCGCCCGCGATCCGAGTGGGTGATCCAAAAAAACACGCATGAACCGCTTATTACCGATGCCGAGGCGGAAGCCATCTTAGCAATCGCGCCCAAAATGCGAACCGGGAAAGCTGGGTCCAGGGTCTACATATTGTCGGGGCTGTTATTTTGGGAGGGGGCCACATGGCAAGGCGACGGGGGCTCATACCGGCTTGGCCGGGGGCGCCGTATTGCTGCCGCTCAAGTTGAGCAGGCCATCGTTCGGCACGTCCTTGAATCCCTTTCATCCGATGAAATGGCCGAGGCGGTCGCGGACCATTATCGAGCCCTGGCCAATCCCAAGGCGATGGCCTCGGAGTCGGCGGCGCTGCGCCGGGAGATAGCCGACGGCGAGAAACGAATCGCCAAACTGACCATGCTGCTGTCGGACACAACGGCGCCGGGTGCCCTGCTACGCCAGATTGAGGCGATCGACGCGGATCGCCAGTCGGCACTGGCCAAGCTGAAACTTCAGGAAGAAGAATCAGAATCGGTAAAAATGCTACGGCAAATCACGCCAAAGACCGTCAAGAACATGCTGGGGCTGTTGGCCGATGATATGACCAACGCCCCGCCTGCTGCGCTCAAAGACGCATTACCATCCATCGTTAAAAGGATCGAGCTTTCACCCGGAACCTTCGAGGCCGTAATTACTTACCACGTTGGCCCCGCTGAAAAAGCGGGTTCAAGGTGGCGTCCCCACGGGGATTCGTCCTTGAACCCTGTTTTCACAATGTCCAGAGTAACCCAAATCCACCACAACAGACGCGCAAGATGGTGAATTATACCAGCGTCACAGCCCCGAGGATGGTCCGCCACGCTTCCATTGCCCCCGGAGCCGCGGCCAATCCATAATGCCCACATGATGATCGCCGGTATCGTTGTTTCCGTCCTCCTGTTCGGCGCCTGCGTCGTCATGGGAGAAAAGAATGCGCTCTGGATCCCGGCGATCGTACTGGCCGCCTCTGTCCTGGCCGGGGTGATCTCGGGATGATGGTCAAATTTGCGTTTCTCTGATCCGCAACAAATAGGTAGAAGGGGTTGAACCTATCAAGTGGAAAAGGGTTCAACCCCTTCGAAGAACCGCATGGGTGCTTGGCCTAGGGGTTCAACCCATTTTGTTAGAGTGGTTATTAAATTAGTTGCGTTTCTCTGATCCGCAACAATGCCGCGTGACAAGTCACGCAATTGTCGTGACAACCCTCCCTACCGCATCCCCTCGCGCACCACCCCCCGGATCTCCCGTGGCGCCGCCTTGATAAACCGGGCATCCCGCGGCGTGCGCATTTCCTTCGCTCGACGTGCAATCTGCGACATCTGTATCTGAATCCGCAATTCAGGATTATCACGGTTCCAGTCGGCCAATTGCCGGCGCGCAGCCTGAACTTCCTCCGGATCTTTGTCAACAATCCCACGCGCCCATTTGTCGGCTATCTCGGACTCCGTTCTCCGGTGGATATCAACATCCTGGCGTAATACCTGCATTTTGGAGGATTCCCGCGCTACGCTCGCCGGCTGGAGCCCCACCATTTTCAGCACGGACTCCGTTGCCGTTACATCAGTGATTTTCTTCCCGCTGCTGTCGGTGGCGTAGCCCTTATCGAGCATGACCGCCCCCTTCAGTACGTTTTGCACCGCTACCGGAGCGCCGGCCTGCACCGCGCCAAACAAATCACCCTTGGAGAGTCGCTCGATCGTGCGACCCATCATCGTGCCCTCTGCCGGGACAAGCTGCCCGACCGGCCCGATAATATCCAGCACATCCCGAGCCTTGTTTTTCTCCGATGGCTTCAGGAGCGAGGTTCCTGGAATTAGGTTCTGCATACCCATTCTGACGCTTATATCTACCGGCATCCAAGATAACCCGGAGACGCCATGCAGGGCGATCGGCGCCAAATCCGGCCCAAGCGCGGCCGTGACCAGCTTGCGCAATGACTTCTTGGAATTGGTCGCGTAACCCATCCATTGCCCGATGGTGTCTATCAGGTCCTCGATATCCTCAGAGAACGGAGCCCCTTCGGCGCCGGATGCTGCCAAGAGCATCAGCACCATCAGGTAGAACGCCTTGCGGTTCGGTCTACCATCGGGCCCCTTGTGGTCATACATTCGCTTGGCCAGTTCCAGATACGAGATTGAGAACTGTTTGAAGGTGAACACCGTCGCCCCGACTGGCCCGCGCGCCCAGTTGGGCCTGTTTCCCTTGTTGTAGACAAATTGCGTCTCATTGACCGCATTCGACGCAAAGGCGTAGGGGTCAGACATCCCCTTTTCTTCGGCCACCCGGTAAGCCGCAATGAATGTCGTGGAGCGGTTGAATTGCTCGGTGATCGAGTATATCGAGCCCCAAAGGAAACTCGCCTTGCGTGCCAAAAGACTGCGCCCCAGTGGCATCCCTCCGGTTTCGGCCCGGAGTTGGTGGATTTCCTGCGGAGCTACAACGCCATCTTTCTTGGCCCGCTCGAAATCGGCCTTTATCCGCCCGGTCAGGCTTTCTGGCTTGGTCTTCATCGCCTCGCCAATCTTCCTGGCCGCATCGGTCGCACTGGTATGCTGGGTCAGGTAGGGGACTGTGACCATGAAGGGCTGCGTCATGTTGACAATCCCGTGCGCAATCGAGCCGCCCAAGAACTGCGCGAACATGAACCCGCGAAGCGCCTGCGCTTCCTCAACCGGGTCTTGCAAGTACCGGACCAGTTTTACCGCCTCGTCCTGCTCGTCGCCGTCCGGGATCGCCTGGGCGAGTTTAGTCATTTCCGATGCGTGGTAGTTCGAGGATGTGGCCCTGGCGTTCGACACCACGAAGCTGGCCAGCACGCGCGGCAGATCCACGGAGTACCCGGCCGCACCCTTACGGTGGATCCGGTGTTTCAGAATCCCGCGCTCGGATGCCGCCGCCTTCAGGAAACCTTGCACGATCGGATCCTTGGATAATGGCTGTCCGTTCTCCCCGGTGATGTAATCGGCAAACGCCTCGATGGTATCCAGATTTACCCCTTGGAATAGCTTGTACTTCTCCTTGGAGATCATTCCGCGGTCCAGGGTTGCGCCGTGGTACTCTTTGGCCAGTTCCCGCGCCGCCAGATTGGCCTGCGTCTGACTCTCGTAGAGCCCGAAATGACGCTGAACCTTCCTCCCGTTCACGTCCTCAATGACGTGAATAAAGTATTGCCCGAAGCGCATCGCCGGGAAGTATCCCTTGTCCTTCATCGTCTGCGTCTTTAGCTCGATGTCGGATACCTGAGTCTTGAGGGTTCGCAGTTCGACGATGGCAGCGTTTAACGATTTCGCCGCCTTGTCGTCAATCAGCCCCTCTAGTTCATCTTCCAATTCCGCGATCGCTTCATCGGCCGCCTCCATTACTGAGGTCGCCGCGTCTTGCAGGCTCGCGTTGCGGTCAAAGCCAATCTCATGCACGCGCGCGAGCTTGTGAATTAGCGACTTGGCCATGCTGTCCAGGGAAATGGCCATTGCATTCATGGCCTGGTGATAGAGCGATATCTCCCGGTCATTCAGCGGGGTGAATTCCTCGACGACGCTATCCTCGGAGCGGCCGGCGCGCAGTTCGTCATTCGTGAATTTGCGCCCTTCCATCGGCTTCCCGCCCCCATACAGAGTGCCCACATACACCGCCTTGGTCACGCGCGCGATCTCGTCCTTTGTTGGGGTCTTCTTCCAGAAGTCCTTGAGCCCCTCGATCCTGGGGAGTAGGTCTGATGCCGCATCAGCCGCCTCATTGGCAAACTTGGACACGTCGGACAAGAATGCCTGCCCCTCGTCGTAGACCCGCCTGAACAGGCGATGTGTCAGCGCCTTGTGCGCCTGGGTGCCGATACTGCGCGACCACCATCCCATCTTGGCATCCGAATGCAGCATGTCTCTGATAAAGGCTGTCGTCTGGCTGGTAATGGAGTCCTCGAATCCGCCTGTTGTGTTGGACCCGGCAATCGGCGGGGCATTGAATTTATCGCCCGCGCCAAGCATCCCGTTTATCGCCTCGCCATCCGAGCGCAATACCGCCCGGAGCCCACGCAGCACGGCCGCGTCGCTTGGTAATCCAAAGGCCGACTTGATCTGCTCCATGAGCCCGCGCAGCCATTGAGCCGCCCTGCCAACCCAGCCGGCGCCGGCCCGTTCCTTAATCAACCGCGAAGCATTGACCGCCCAAAACTCGGATGGATTGATGAATTGATAGAAATCATGGGGCAATTCCCCGTTATTGATGGCCTTGGTAATGAGTTTGTGCGCCTGATTATCGCCCGCAGCCGCCTTGATGGCCTCATGCACCATCTTGGCAAGATCGTCATTCCCAGTGCGAATAGCCCCGTCCAGGGTGGCCCCCAGTTGCCGCGCCCACTCCTGCCGAATGCCGATTTGGATATCCTCGGGCATCATGCGCTCGGTGTGGTGCAGGATTTCATGGGCGATCGTTTCCTCGTCGCCGCGGCCCTTGATGATGCTGGCAATCCTAGATGCCGGGTTGTAGTTCGCCGCCGTCCCGCTCTCGCCGTCCTTCGCCTGTCTGATAGACAAGCCTAGATCATTGGCAATATCGGGATTCTGATCCAGCAACCACATGGCGAGTCGGGCCTGGGCAGAGTCTATGCCGCCCCACCGCGCCTCACGGGTGAGTCGTTCTTTCACCCATTCATAGCCACGCGATCTAGGCTTGGTTGGCTTGGCGTACTTGCGTGCATCTAGATCGAAAATAAGCCTTCCAAGCTGGTCCTTTAATTCTTCTGGTGAAAGGTCAGACTTGGCTAGTTTTATCAGCCGGTCAGTGACGCGGACCGGGTGCCGTGGCTCCCCAACCGCCATTTGCTCGGCTTCCTCGCGGGAAACAAAGTCAGGGGAGTTGATCTGCTCGACCATGCTTCCCTTGGCTCCATTGTAGTTTCCGTTGTTGCCGATGGCGGATTTGATTTGGGTGGGAGAGAACACAATGTACTGTGTTGCATGCGTCTTGCCATCGAACGCATTATTAACGATTAAACCGTCGTACCCCTCCTCCTGCGCAGCCTCCACTTCATACAGGAGATCGTTATCCCCAGCGCCATCAAAATCTAGTACAAGAGGGTTCCCCATGCGTAAGAAAACAGGGACGACATTCGCCCCCGTGTGGTACTCGGCACCGTGCCCCGCGGCGTAGTTATTTGCCGCTTCAGTGCTGTCGGTAAAAAATATGGCATTTTTAATAGAAGATTTTTTCGCACTAAACGCCGATCGGATGTTTGCAGTCGTGCCGTGATACACAACAAGCGGATTCCCAACGGCGTCCACCACCCGGCTGCCCCCAAACCACTTCTTGAACTCAGGCGTCTCTGTTTGACCCCCTCTGCGCGAAAACGCCGCATCAGCAGTAAAGCCCCAAGCGTCTGACGTGGGCGCCGCATCCTCCCGCAGCCGCGTAAAGGTCGCGCGAATCAGCGCGCGTGCTTCGTCATTGGTCGCCCCGCGCCACTTCGCCGCCGCCTCGGAGAACCCCAAGCGGTCAGCCAGGTTCGCAACCCAGCGCGATACGGTCCTGATCGCCTTGGCCAATAGGCCATTGTTCCGGTACTCGCCCTGGCTCGTTTCGGCCAGTTTCGCCAGTGCCTCATCAACCCCGCGGGCGATCCTGTAGCCCTTGTCGCCCTGTACCGCCTCGCCCTCGTCCGTGGCGAGCCAGGCATCAGCGGTATCCCGGATCCATTTATCATTCTGGTAAAGCGCCCCCAACTTGGCGATATACTGCTCTTTGGTCAGGAAACGCCGCAGCCCGTAATGGAGAAGTTCATGCCAAAGAACCCGAACCACATCAGCGGAATCGGTCAGTCCGTCCCTGAACAGGTGGATTTTCCCGTCACGAACCATCCCGCCGGCAACCCCAGCATTATCGGCAGAGTGCGCGGGGATATCCGTTACGCTGTCGCGGATAAGAACGGGGGGCTGATGGACAAACTCCTGGAGTCGGTCCTCAACTATCTGCGTAATCGCTGCAACTGAAAGCTGATCCTCGGCGGGAACGGCAGCCTCGGTGACGGAATAAACCGAAGGGCCGTCTTCAACACCGCTTTTGACCAACGCTGCCACCTTTTGTTCATCGGTTATAACAGGGGCGTTATCTAGTTTTTCCTTGATGACATCCAATCGCCCATCAAATGTACTTTTGGCGTTCGCAATGGCTTGCTCTTTGGAGTCAGCCGAGACCGCCTGTAGTCCACTGGCCGTATGGGTAATCACCCATCGACCATCGGGAGATTCACTTATAAAGAATGCGATTTCCGGGAATTCCTCGAAAGTAATATCCTCAAATTGACTGACCACGTTTGCCGTCCCGTCTCGGGACGCCGTAAATCGGTACTTGTCCTTGAGTTCATCCAGATTCGGCGCCTCGGGCTCCTCGCGCTTGAGTAATACCGTCTCAATTGCTTGCAGACGGGCGCGCTTGGTATCGAGTTCGTCCTGGCGCCCAAAGGTCTTAGCCGCCTCGGCCGTGAGTTTGGGCAATTCTTCGCGTAGTACATCGACCTCATCACTCGCCTTGCGGTAACTAAATTCTAAGTTCTTGCGGACATAACTTAGGCCACGCCCAGCAGTCAGATCAGCGCCCCACTCCTCATCCCCGGCCGCGGTTCGCACGACAACATAATCCCCGCCTAATCCAGACCGGGCATAGAGCGGATAGCTCACCTTTTCACCCGATAGGCTACCGATGATTTCCCTCGCGCTCGAACCGGTACGCAGTGCCTCGGCTTGCTTTTTCTTGCCGGCTGATTTTAGCGACTCATATTCTTTTTCGATCTTATCGACGCGCGCTCGATTGTCCATCGTTAAATCATGCAATGCCTTATTCATTGCCTCGCGTGTTTTATCATCCTCAATCACATAAGTCGTCTTGCCCAGGATGATTCTATTGACTGTATCAAAGCCATCAGCTTCGACGCGGATCGTCTCCATAGTCTTGGTGAGCCCGGCAATGCGCTCCGGGGTTCGTGCCGCTTCTATGCGTACTGAATGGCGGGTGTCCTCGAAAGCCGCCGATTGCAAGGAAAGTTTTTGAACGGTGGCCTCAAGCTCCACTTTCTCGGCGATCATGGGATCGCCTGATGCGACGGCGACCATTTCAGCGGCCGACATCGTATCCTGGCTGATGTCCTCTGCTTCACGCAAGGACACGTCTCCTGACATGATTTGATCCACGAAGCGACCCTTGGCCTGTACCTTATCCCACATGAATGCGTCTACTGTGCGCTCGGTGGCGTAGTTGTAGACCGCCAGTTCCTTGTAGATATTGCCCTGGCGCTGGCCACGTCCCAGCCGTTGCAGCAAATTGGCCAAGTTCCAGTGTGTGTCCAGATTATGGATGGCTGCGACGCGCTCTTGCACGTTCACGCCAGTCCCCGCCTTTTCGGTGGAGCCGATAAACACCCGCACCTTGCCTGCATTGACTCGCGCAAAAAGCGCCTGGCGTTCGCGTGCATCTTTGGCGTCATGAATGAAGGCGATCTCATCGGCCGGAATACCGCGCTTAATGAGTTTGGCTTTCAAGTCCGTATAGATACTGAACTTGCCAGGATGGGGCACGCCCAGATCGGCAAAGACCAGTTGCGTGCCGCGATCTTTGGCCTCACGTTTGTAGATCGTCATGATCTTATCGACCGCGGCATTGGTCTTGGTGTGTTCATAATCGGGCGAAGATGGATTAACGAGGCGCATATCCATGGCCGCCTTACGTCCATCGCCCACTACCGCGAGCATGTTATCGGGTAGCGCCTGCTTGCCATTTTTGCGGATAGTGGCTGCGCGCTCCTGAATCTTGGTCATATAGTCGGCAACTCCCTCGTTCTGGGGAACCAACACCGCCTCTTGCTTACCGCCCGCAATCGCAGGGCGCTGGATCCCGGCTGAGTCTGCGCTCACCGGATCAAGCACCGAATAGACCATCTGCATCAACTCGGGGATATTCACAAACTTATTGAACTTGGTGACCATCTGATAGCCGCCCCCCTCGGGCAGATACTCGATGACCTGGCCAATATCCCCGAAGGTGTTTGCCCACGGGTCGAACATTTGTAGTCCGCGCTTACGCAATTCAGACGGTTGCAGAAAGCGACTGATCGAGAATAACTCCCCAACGCTGTTGGAGATCGGGGTCCCCGAGGACAACACCACTCCGCGACCCTGCGTATCGTTTAACCAGTTCGTTTTCATGAATAGATCAAAAGCGCGACCAGACCCTTCAGGCTGGAGACCGCGCATCTGGCGACCCATGCGCGTGGCAAACATCAGATTCTTAAACTTTTGCGCCTCATCAATATAAATGCGATCGACTCCCAACTGCTCGAATGGCATCAGATCGTCCTTGGCGCGCTTATCGAGTTCTCGCTTCATGCGATTATCCAAAGCCTTTTTGGCCTTTTCCAACTCCTTGACCACGCGCGCGGTCATGTTCTCGCCTTTGGCCGCGAGGATCGCATTGGAAAGATTATCTATCTCTCTTTGGAAATTCGCCCGTATGGATTCCTCGCTCATTGGTATGCGAGAAAAACTGTCATGCGTCACGATCACCGCATCCCAATCGGACAAGGCAATACGCGCCAATTGACGCTTGCGCTCAATGGCGTTTTGCTTGATCTCCATGGTGAGAATGTTGGCGCCAGGATAGAGGCGTAGGAATTCCGCCTGGATCTGTGGCAGGGTACTCAAGAGCACTACCATCATCGGCTTCTTGGCCAGACCCAGACGCTTTTCCTCCATCACCGTGGCCACCATGGTAAAGGTCTTTCCGGTGCCGACTTCATGGGCATAATAAGTATTGCCCGCCTGTACCGTGCGCCAGACTGCTGCGGCTTGGTGGGGGCGCAATGACATCCCTACTGCCATCCCTGGCAAACGGATATTGCCATTGGGTTCGATCTGATCGGCACTGGCCGGATAGGCATAGGTACGCAGACGTACCCCGTTCATCTCGTCGTTGTACTTGCGCGCCAAGCGCACCGCACGCGCATCATCCTCCCAGATCCATTTGGCAAAGCGTTCCTTGATCTCGGAGAGTTTAGAATTGGCAGAAGCCGTCTCCTTGCGATTGACCTCTTTCTTACCATCCCGGTCTGGCGGGTCATAGACAACGGGAAATCCGCCATTGAGGGCGTAATCCATCAAGTCAGGGAAGGGTACTTGGGGCGTGCCCCAAGTCACCCGCGCCTCGGTGCCACTTCCTAAACTCTTGTAGGACTGCTTATCGCGTGCATCGCTACGTCCCATTCCCGCGGCGATCGTCCATTTCCCAATTTCGGGGATGAAATGCACAGTGATCCTCCTTTGAGTATTGAGCATATCCCCCATAAAATGAGCCACATCCTCACCCGGAATCCACGGCGCCCCAGGGCGCGCGCTGATCTTAGAGGGCGGCAGATCCGTTGGCAAAGATGCCTCCAATGCGGCAACATTCGGAGCAAAGTCCGTATCGGCCTCGGCTGCCGCTTTGGCGATCAGCAGTTTCTCACGCACGTTCCCTGACAAATATTCTTCGGCAGTGACCCAGCCTTGCTGCGGATCATCATAGACAATGCCTTTCAATTCGGCTTTGGCTAGGGCCTCTGACATCCCCGTGAGTCGTGTGATGGTGCCCCAGTCCACACGCCCGCGTTCACCTAGACTGACCGTGAGCGCATCTTTGACATTATCGGTATGTTCAATCGGGGCGCGCAGGTGAAAGTCAATTTCAATACGCGCACCCTTGGCTGTCTCGGGATTCCATTTCTCCAGGGCAAGCAGTAGCGCCGCATCGGGATCTTCCGAGAAGGCTTCGACATTAGCCTGGGCATTTAAGAATCCGTGTTTCTTGACGAATGCCTTATAGGCCGCTTCGATCGCCAGTTTGGCTTCCTTGATGACCGATTCGGGCTCGTTCTGTACCCGATTGCGCAATAACCGTCTGATGCTATCGCGCACCTTGAGACTTGAGCGAATGATCTGGCCACGGCTGATCTCAACTTTACTTAGTTCAGCAACCGGAGCCATCATGTCGCCCTCGCGCCGGTAGAGCTTGCCCTCTTTCTGGGCATAACCTCCGTCCTTCGCCTCACCCTCCAACGGGATAAGCAGCGCATCATGTTCGAGTTCAGTCACGCGGGCAGTCTCGACCATGACATTGGCGGGAAGATTCATGAGTGCCGTATTGATCGCCTCCCCCAGATCGCGCCCATCGGATTCCAGCGCCGATTCTGTTTCATAGCCATAACGCCCGCGGCGCGCGACCAGGCGCCCCAGAAGCCCATCAGCGCCGATCGCGGTGCCGAAATATTCATTGATCGCCATCGGCGTCGTGCCACCATCTATGCCGGGCAGATCAAACGCTTCGGTGTTGATCCAGGGCTGCGCATTGGGATACTCAAGCCCGCCCACTTTGCGCCTGAAAAAGATGATGTCGGTGGTCACTACCGTTCCCGCGTTCTGTGCAAAGGCATCTTGGGGAAGTCGCACTGCGCCGATGAAATCGGCTCGCTCGGCAAAGAGCTTGCGTGCCTTGGTGTCCATTTTGTCCAGCGTGCCTTTACTGGTGATAAACGCAATCAGACCACCGGGGCGCGTGAGTTCAATGGATTTGTGGAAATAGTAATCGTGCAGATTAAGTCGCTCCTTGTTGTAAATTTTATCAACCGGATGGTCAGTATTGGAGAAAGGAACATTGGATATAACTAGATCAAAAAAGCCCTTCGGAAACATCGCATCCTGATAGCCTTTATTGAGGATATTGGCTTGCTGGTAGAGTTGCTTGGCAATGCGCGCGGTCAGCGTGTCGAGTTCTATGCCCGTGAGCTTGGAGGCCAGCATCAACTCCTCTGGCATCAATCCAAGGAAATTACCTGTCCCCACGCCGGGCTCAAGTACGCGACCACCCGTGAAGCCCAAATGTGCAACCCCGCTCCAGATCGCTTTGACGACTGCTTCCGCGGTGTAGTGGGCGTTGGTCGTACTCGCGCGGGCCGCATCGTATTCGGTCTCGGTCAGTAGGGAGGCCAGTTCCTTGGTGCGCTCTTTCCAGCCGGCCTGTTCGGCGTAGTTGAACGCCTGTGGCATTCCACCCCAACCCACATAGCGCACCAGTATTTTTTGTTCTTCGGGAGTGGCCAGTCGATTTTCTGACTCGACTAGCTTGAGCGTCTTGATCGCTGCGATGTTGTCATTGAATTTGACCTCAATGGAGCCCTCGCCTAGATGATCCGCGGCCGTTATACGATAGTTGGTTCCGGTTGGTCGAATGGCATCCTGCCCACTTCCAAGATCGGTTGTTCCGCTTCGCTCGGCAGGAGGATGAACTTCGCCAGTGCCGCTTCCCGTGCGCTCTCCAGATCGTTGCCCAGTTTGCTCACCTGATAACCGATCATCGCCTTGCACTGTTCCTGGGCGTTCAGTATCGCTGCCCGGTAGACGTGGTGTTCTTTCAGATGGGCCACCATCGTCGGGCGGTATATCCCCCAGTGTTTCTGTGCCATCGCCCCGAATCGTGTTATTCCCACTACTTGTACCATCAGTGGTCTCCTTCTTCAAATAGACCGCATTCTCACCAGGCTGCCAGGAAGGGCTCATAGCCTTTAGCCCAAAGACACGCAACTCCTCGGGATCGAGTCCTTCGGGATAACCCAATGCGTACAGAGTATCATCAAAGGCAAAGTAGCCTTTGGGCTGGGCGCCCACGCCTCTTTTAACAAAAGATCTGTACCAAAACAGGCCATCAGACTTGGCCTCCCCCGTTTGTAGCTGCGCGAGACGCTCCTCCAGTGTGGGCAACAAGGCATCGAGCGCCGCCTCCATATCCTTGATGTGCGCCACCGCCACACTCACATAGCCCTCTTTAATCATCGGGCCGGTCTCAGTCCACTCGATGTTACCCAGCAAGTGCCTGAAATAAGTGGAAAAGCGCGCCCGCTCATCGCCAATGGGATAGGGCGAGCCCTTGTAGCCGTTCTCAGTGGTAACGTGCTTATCGGCGACCCAACTGGTTACCAAATACGGGCTCTCGCCTGCCATGGCATCATAGATGAACGCCTCCCAGCTTCGCGCCCAGAGTTCCTCATCATTGCCCCAGTATTCCTTGCCCAGTTTATCAGCGTCTTTTTTGAACTGTGTTTCGTTGATAACACCCCAGCCTGGATTATTCCAATAGCGTCCCGTGATGAAATCGCGGGCCTGTTCCAGTCGGTTAGAAGCGCGCCGACCTTTAACATAAGAGTTCCCCATCAACAGATTGTCCACCGTGGCAATGGCTTTTTCCGTGTCGTAGGTCTTCTTGAGTGCGTTCACCAGATCGCGCAGCGCGGCCTTGGTCTTGGAATTGGATTCAACAGTGTGGGCGGGGATGCCATATTTTTTAGCATCTCTCTCGGTCTTCCACTGCTTTGGTACATCCTCACCATTATGTACGGCACTCACCAGTTCGCCGCCATAGCGTTGCAGAGCGTACCCGTTACCATCGGGATGCGGTACTACGGTCAATGTCGTGTCGGCCCCCCCAGCGCGCCGAAGCGCGTAATCAAAGGCATGCCCCCACTCATGGGCGACCGTGCCATCGCCTTTGGTCTTGGTGAGATTTATGACCACGTTCCCCGACTCATAGTGCGCAGCAGCCCGGCCATGCCCGCGGCTGCCAAAGGCCAGCCCCAACTTACCCCCGAGACTAATCCCCTTGGGATCAATCCCCATGGTATCGGCTAGGTCGTGTAACGCATCGAAGGATTGATTTACATCCTGGGGACGCTTGGCGGCCTCCACCCAGTTGCCAAACTCCACACCGCGAAAGCCAAAGGTGTCGATAAAGTCCTGGGCGCCGATATTGCGCCCGTTACGATGATCCTTCATGCCCTCCCGATTGACCGCCTCTAGTTGAGGACGGATCAAGGGCTTGGAGCGTGATCGCTCGGTCTCATCTTTCACCTCAGTAGCCAGACCGAATTTGGCACTGTGAAGCGTGGTAAGACTCGCTGCGCGCGTGAGGTACTGGGCCAAATTTTTGCCAAAATCGGTATTCCAGCCATATAGGCGCGTGGCCTCTTGCTTTCCATTGACCTGGGTAAAGCCCGATTCATGAAAATCGGCGTCGCTGCGCTTCAAGCCTTCTTTGACAACCTGATCCTCGGCAAATACTTTATCGACTAAGGCCGCCTCAAGGGCGGCTCGGGCCTGCTCAACTGTCATCGCATTCTGGGTAATATTGCGCAATTCCTCCATGGTGGCCATGTACTGGCCTGCCATCTTCTCGACTTCGGCTTTATTTTCTGGTGTTCTGTCGATATATCGCTCAAGCGCTACAGCGAAAGAGTATCTATAGGACGCGCGGCCGCCCCCGGCTTTTTCGCCAGCGTATTGCAGAAAACTCTTTATGCTGTCGCGTACCCGTTCCAAGAATACCTTGGTGCCTGGGGTGGAACCATCAGCGAGCTTGATCTCCCAGAGGGTAGATTTCGAGGTGTTATCGAGGATTTTCTTGAGGTCTTTCTTTTTGTTACCGGTATCGGCTTCCCGAATGGTCTTGGTGAAGTTGTCGGCACGCTTGCCAAACATTTTCTCGCCCGTGTCCTGCATTTTTTCTATCTTGGGCTCGGGTGGCTTGGTGGGCGGCTTTACTTTTGGCTTTACTTTTGGCTCTACTGTTGCTTCATCCTTTGGTGCTACAGGCGTCGGTTCAACAGTGGCGGCCGTCTGTGTGCTGCTCTCGGGCTTATTCAACTCCTCATGCCAGCGTTTCAGATATGGCTTGACTGCACTACTTAATACCGTGAGTACATGCTCAATGAATTCATCCAGCGGCTTTCCCGCAGCAACAAATTCGGCATAAGCCTCTTTGAGTAACGGATTTGCTTTCGCCCAGGTATCCTCATCGAAGTCCTCGCGCGCCTTGTTGCCACGGCGGCGCAGGGCGGGGGTTCCGCCCTGCATTCCGAGTGCGCCACTATACTTATCTGCTCCCCAAGTGAGATTGGCCTCTTGGCCTGTAACGGTCTGCGTGGTGATGGCGTCATCGGGGATAGCGAAGAAACTCGCCGCGCTTTGCTGTGCGGGAAGGATATAGACCACGCCTCCGTCCCTGAAGGTTGGGACGAGTACCTGCGAGACAAACTCGGGCAATGCGTTGAGGCAACCGTAACTCACCCGATTATCGGCGCCCGTTTCGGATAGCAGCCGGCCAAGACGGTTCTCGAATGCCGCCCCAAGGTAGACCCGATGGATCGACAGTTGAGTTTTGGCGTATTCCGCAAACTTGACCACGGGGCCATATTCGGGCGATGTGACGACGCTTCCATCGAAGCGGCCGGCCGGCGTGATTTTGTCGGCTTGCGTAACCTTGTCGATGGGTAGATCAGCCTGTTCAGGCGTAAGCCGATCCCCGAGCGCGGCCCCGGTGAGGACTGGGGCTTTGGCGACTAGCGCCCCCTTGGTATCCATGACGTACAAAAGGCCCGCGTTCTTGTCCACGACGACAAAGGGCTTGCCCTTGGCTTCACTCTTGCGCACAACCCAATCGGCCACGATCTTGGCATCAACGCCCGCGGCGACACCCTTGAAGTCGGCCGTGGGATGTTTGATGGTGAGCGTGTAGGCGGTTTTTGTTACCGGAACCGTGACCTCGGTAATCTGCTGCGACATGGGGCTGATGGCGACCATGATCGAGAGCAGGCCCGCGCGTACTGAGGCGAGCACCTTATGGAATATTTCCCCCAGTCGTGTCCCCAGATCGCGCGCGCCCGCGGCGAGCCAATCGGCGTAATGTTCGAGGAACGTCTGCGCCGCCTCGGGTGTCCAGGCGTCATGCCCTAATGCCTCGGCTGCGTCGGCCTTGTCAGTGGCATCGAGGGCTTTGTCCAGTTCGGCAGCGACGGGCAATGCAGTGTCTTGTGCAAGGGCTTCGGAACTCTTGACGCTGATAGGTGCCGATCCCGGCGCGTCATTAACTCCAAATAGCGCCTCCAGTCGGCCCATTGCCTTGGAGACTCCTGTGATCGCATGGCCGGCGCCTTCTCGGGCGATCTTAGAGGCGCCTTTGACCCGCCCTTGATCGGGTAATTTACCGGCTCGTCCAGAGAGTAGAGCATCTACGGCCGACTTATTGGCCGCAGCATCAATCTTGGCTTGGGCGCGTTGTATGCGTACCTCGAAGTCATCGGCGCTCACCGTGGCCGCATCGGCAGCAGCGACGGGGGCCACTTCGGAGTCCTTTGGCTCGGCGACTTTCTTTTCCTCCGCTTCGGCCTCGGTCAAGTCTTGGGCGCGTTTCTCGGCCAGTGGCTTTTCTGCGATCGGCTTGGTGGGTGGCGTCATCAAATCACGAATGGCCTGATTGGCCGCATCGTCGTCCAATTCCTGATAGTAGAAATCCTCAACAGCCTCGTCTATCTGCTTTGCGGTCACTCCGACGCCAACCGCCTTTTCAATCAGCCCGCGGTCCAGACGGTCATACTTCCCGTGGATGGCCAGCACCGGATTGTCGATGGCGTTGTTAGCCATGAAAAACGAGTACGCGAATCCTTCAGGGGTCGCGCTTCTGGCATTCTTGGTCGCCAGGCTTTTGCCGCCATACTTGGCCCACATTTTCGAGCCCTCGGTTGGCTCAACGGGCACAATCGGCAGATCTGCATTGAACCGGCCCCACAATATCGTCTTCTTGGTGTACGGATCGCCCATGTGGTTTGGATCGAACGACAGGCGCCACGGCGGCAGATTGCCCAGCTTCTCGATTCGTCCTACGGGATTCTCAATCGCCCAGATCGCCGGCTTGAAAAATTCGATGGTAGCCAGCGTAATCCCCACCAGTTCCACGGAATCCCGCGTGCGGCCGTCAGCATCCTTCACCGCAAAATGGCGGGCGCCGCTCACCGCGAAATCGGTACACGGGACAGCGGCCAGTATCGCGTGAATATCCTTCCCGTCGAATGACCCGAATAAGTCGTTGAAGAATTCCGTTGAGAAGTTCGTTACATCCCCGGTCCCATTGATGCCAGGGAAGTAGTCCGGTGATTCCGGCGGCACATACTCAGGCTCCCCTGGCTTAATGTCACCCTGAATGTCGAACCGATATACATCGTAGCCGGCCTGCTCCCACGGACGGGACCATCCCCCGGTCAGATCGAACAGGGACAGCACCACCTTGTCACTGTTCAAGCCTGACTTGACTTGCTTGATGGCATGATCTTCCCAATCTTCGATCTTGGCCTTGGCCTGTTCAACGGTCATCCAGCCGTGTTTGGCGTTATAGACCTTTACCTTATCGGCTAGGCGCACAACATCGGATTTGGTTGGCGAGTCGAATACATGCGTGATCTGCTCGCCGTCATCGCCCAATTCGGACTGCTTGGCCTCGTCAAAGACCTCGCCAATCTCCTTTGTCTCTCCAGGGCTGGCGCCGACAGCCTCGGCATCCTTGAAGTCGCCAGCATCGCGCAATATCTTTGGGTCAGCGTCCGATTGTGGCTTATCCACAGTTTCGACCTTGGCATCTGCCTGAACCATTGCCGCATCAATGATCTCGTCAATGACTTCCGCCAGGGGGCGCTGTTGCCGCTCCAGATAGCGGACTGCGTTTCTCAGTTCAGCAAGTGCCAAGTCTGCATTTCCGGCCGTAATGGCGCGCATGGCCTCCCGGATCCCCGCTTTACCTTCCGGTCCCGCCACGTCCTCGACTTGGTTCAGGCGCCCAATGTCCAGCTTTCCAAGGTCGAATACCCCAACCGGGGCAGCCGGGATCGTATCCAGCGGTTTCGCGCCAAGCGCCTTGATCGGCCCGCCTGTCGGACCTGTCTTCGCCGTGTCCTCGGCCCACTTCTTGAACAGCGTCGTCGGCATCGGGACGAGAGAATGAATGTTCTTTTCCCAGCCTGCGGTATAGTTCTCCAGGTACGCGGCGCGCGCCTCGGCCTGCGAGTCAAAGCCGATCATGGCCTTGTGTTCGTCAAACCCGCCCTTGTCCTTGTTCTGGTTGACGACGTAGACCGTCCCCTTCCAGTTCTCGGGTGTTTCGGTCTTCACGAATACGTCTACATGGTCCTTGTCGTATCCGATGGTCCCTTTCAGGTAGCCGTAATGGTGCGCAAGGGTGGGCCATTCCGGCCGGCGCTTGGATCCGGCCGGGTTCTCAATGGAAATATCCATCCCGCCGACATTGATGTGCCCCTTGGCGTAGTTTCCGGCTTTCTTCTGTGCCTCAGTCGGTTGCGGGGTGTCGTTGAGTGGGCTGGTGGCGGCGGTATGGGCCGCTTCATCAATCGGGGTCGCAGGCTGACCTTGCGGGTTATACAGCGCCTTGGCTTCTTCCAGTGACTTCGCAGGGACGCCTGAAACCGACACATACTTCCCATTAGTCATCAACAGCGGATCAAAAACGCCATCGGGGTATCCGACAATAAATTTGTTGCCACTTGAGTAATAAGTCCTGTCTCGCCCTTTGCTGTCTCGCCATGACTCCCAAACTTCTGGCGCGGGTCTTGGTGTTACTTCAGGCGTTTGCCCTGGCGTAACAGGCGTAACAGGCGTAACAGCATCGTTAGCGGCCGGCGAACCCTTCCCCGTCAGCGCCGCCTCGAAGTCATCAATGGAACTATCTTGACCAACGGCGACCGGATCAAATCCGGGGATCTCCGTGTCATTGTCATGGGTGACTTGCGCATCAACCGCCTGCATTGCCTCGCGGTGCAGCCTGTCTTCCTCGTCTCGCTGTAGCCCGTCATGGCGAGCCATCGCGGACCCAATCAAGCCGCCCGCGGCATCCTCATTGAGCAACCGCTCATAAGATGGGCTGGGGCCGGCCAGGGCGTCACCTGGGACGATAGCGCCGATGGGGGCTGCTGTCGGCGTTGGGGGGGCTGCTGTCGGCGTTGGGGGGGTTACGGTGGGCGTTGGGGGGGTTACGGTGGGCGCTCGCGTCGCTATGGGCGCTGCGGCCTCTGCTGCGGCCTGATTGACCGCATCATCCACTGTTGGCGCGTTGTTGATGGCCTCTACCGCGCGCGCGTTCGTCAGGTCGCTATTGAATTCCTCGGGGTTGCGCGGACGGGTCATCGCCCCGCCAGCCCCGCCCATGACAATCCCGCCAAGGGCCCCTAAAGCGCCCGCGTTCAGTGCTTGACGCTGCGCCTCCGGAGACTGGTCCCACGGGAGAATATTGGCCTCGCTCCCCTTGCCCCATTCCTCGGCGCCGGTCTGGAGATATTCCGTACCGCCTTCAATTGGCATCGCCATTGCCCCGGACACCAGCCCTCTGGAGGCGCGGCCCGGAAGCCCCGTCATGCTGCCGATCGTTTTCCCAACCGGCAGCTTGCCCAGCATCGCGCCCAGCCCGAGCGCATCCCCGGCAAACTCAAGGGAGCCCGCCATCATGGTGGCGCTGAACGCCTTGAGTAGTTCAGATCCGGATAGGGCGGTTCCGCGTTCGGCTGACTTCTGCGCAAGATCGCCGCCAATCTCGCCGCCTTCCATCCCGAAAGCCTGCACGCCGGTCGCCCCGAGCGCCCCGGCTTGGGCCGCAAGATTGGACACGGCCGCTTTGCGCACAGCCTCGCTCGCCGTCAATGTGGCAATTTGCTCTACGGTGAGCGCCGCCCCGTCCTTGGCTGCTTGCGCGGCAACGATCTTCCCGGCCTCTTTGGCCACCAGTCCGCCCGCCAGCTTCTCAACCGCGGGACGAAGCGCCATCTTGCCGGCAAGGGCCCCGACGCCGGCCGTCCCGAGCATCTGCAATCCCTGGCCGATCGTGTACCCGACGCCGTACTGGAGCCAATCCACCAGGGCGCCGTAGTCGCCTTGCCTTGCGCGATCAAGGGAAACATCGAATTCGTCGGTTTCCTTGGATCCCGCTTGGATCTTGTCGCCCCATTCTTTATAGCCCTTGACGGCCCAGTTCTTCGCCGCGGTCGCCATCCCGCCCTCGCCGGCAGCAGTCTCCATCGCGGAGGATGCAATCGCGGCCAGCCCATAGCCTAATTCGGGGAGTTGCTGGAATGCGGCTTTAAGCCCGCGAGCGGTGTCGCCCGATTGGTTGGGGTCTGATGGCTTAGGGACCGGCGTAGCGAACTGGTCAAAATAGTTTGCGGATTTTGGAGCCCCGTTTGCGGGCTTGGTGGCGAATTGGTCGAAATAATTACCGGCCATTTAAGTTCTCGATTGCTGAATTGAGTTCAATCAATCGTTGGCGTTGGCCTGGTGTCGCTGGCGTTCGTATGGTTTTTGAATCAATCTGCGACTTCAGGCGATCGCGCTCTGCTATTAGAGAACTGATGCGATTGGATAACGCAACACTCCCCCCTGTCGGCGTTCCGGTGGCTGGGGATGGTGGGGCGACGGTAGTTGCTGGTTTGGTGGCTTGCTCGGCTGGCGCTGGCGGCACTGGCGCCGCGCTCTTTAAGAACGGCCCTGATGATCCAGCACCAAATGCCTTTTCAAATTCCGCGGCCTTATTCGGGTTTGCTTTGAGCGCCGCTATTTGTGCCGCGTTAGGCACGGGCACTGGTGCGGCTACTGGAATTTCATTAGCAACTATCCCCCCCTTCGCGTATAGCACCGCATAAGCAGGCGCAACCATGCGGTCTTTAGCAATACCGGCCTGTCGGAACGTCTCGTTTGCTACATCTGGCGATGTGTTATTGGCCGCAGCGTCAAGCAAAGCCGTTTTATGTTCGGCTTGGGCGATCTTGTAATCCGAATTGGCCATGTTGATAACAGCAGTGGCGGCTTTGAGTTCTTCGGGGTCTTTGCGGATAACATCCTTGCCATCGACGCCCTTCAAGTTACCACGGGTTGCCCCGGAATGGGTATCAAATGTAGTGACCGTTCCATCGGAATTGGGGATTAGAGTCCAGTTCGGGTCAACAATGTGCGTTGATTGCGCAATGGCGCGGCCACGTTTCAGCATATCTGGCGTTGACATGGCTGTTACTTCCGCCGTTTTTGCATCAAGAGCCGCTTTGCGCTTTACCGGATCCAGCGCCATGAAACGATCTAGTTCAATTTTCGTTTCTGTTCTCCCTATTGCCTCTGCATCTGCGGTGCGCGCCGCAAGAGTTCCTGCGAGCGTCTGATTGGTCGCTTTTATCTTGGCGTTGACTTGGTCAGGGGATGAGTCAAAAGTGGCATTGGCCTGGTGCGTTGATTGATCCGCCGTGGCACGCAGTCCAACCAGCTTTTCCTCCCCCGCCTGCCTGAGATTCTGAATCGACGTAGCTAACTCCAGATCAGAAGCCGCCTTCATCTTCTGCAAATCCTCGTCCCCGAATTGCTTTTGCAGTTGAATCCCAGCCTTCACGCCAGCCTCGCCTGCGCCAGCCATACCGCCCGCGATCGCGGTGCCGACTAACCCAAGGCCGGCCATGTTATATCGCTCCCATCGGGGGCTGCGGTGTTCCTTGTGGAGCCTGCGGAGCGGCCGGCGCCTGTGTGGCTTGCGGCGCGGTCGCGGGTTTTGTCTTCGTCAATTGCACGAACAGTTGCACGGCCATGATGGTTGCTCGCCTGATAATGTCAGGGGATGCCTTGAATAGCCCCCCCGCCTCTCCAATGCGAGCAAGATCAGCCATAATCTCTTTGCCGGCCGGCCCTAGCGCCTGCATCGGGATCGCCCCTTGGGATTTGTCGTAAATCTGTTTCAGCACGAACAGCGTGGCCTGTGCCAGCGCCTTTACCGGGTCATTAACCTCGCGCATCATCGAAAGAATCTGCGATCCGAACTGCGCCAGTATTTTCTTGGCTGCAATCACCACGCGATCAACGTCATCTTGCTTAACTGCTGTGCGTGCTTGAGCGATCAATCCGGCCATAATTATTCCTCTATGGGGTCATTGCATTGTTGATGAGGCCAGAACCAGGGACATAAACCGGAGTCCCATCGGCGCGATATAAGGTCTGCCCGCCAGCTTTGGGGGATACGCCGAGCTTTCCCTTGAACGAATTGGCTGATGCTTGCGCCGTTGTTCCTTGCTGCAAAGCCAGTTGCTCTCTCGTTCGCTGTGATAGCAGGTCTTTATCGGCGGCAATCTTCTTGTCGGCTGTAGATTGATTGAGCAATCCCGCTCCAATGCCCCCAACGGCCCCAGCCACTTGCGTACCCGCCACTGTGGCAAGAGTAGGATTGGCTTTTGCCCACGTTTCCGCGGTTTCCCAAAAGCCATTACCCTGCTTGGCTGCGTTCATGGCGCTTACTTCGGCTTGTGACCCAGCCACGGGCGCTGCCCCCACTTCCATATCAGCGGCAGCTTGAATTTCGGCCGCAGTCAGTCCGCTCGTCTTGCCGCCTTGTAATACCGCTTGGGCGGGAGTGAGCGACCTACTGACAATCCCCTCATTGACCATATTGGAGCCCGCGCTGGCCACTTCAGGGGTAACGGCTGCCGCGGTAGCCCCGGCGTCGGCCGCGGTCGCGCCAGCACCGGCCAACATATCAGCGCCCTCAAATCCTCCCGCTAGAGCCTGCCCCAACGCGCCGCTCAGTCCATCAGCGGCCCCAAGCGCAAGCGCCCCACCCGCTACGGCAGCCCCCTCAGTCATCAAGGCCCCCATCGCGGCGTCGGCCGCAACTTCTGCGGCGAACCACTCCTCCGCAACAAATACCGCCGTTTCTGCGCCCATATCAAGACCTCGTTGGTTGTGTCATTAAAATCAATCCATCCCGGCGAGTCAGTTCAGAAAACCCCATCTTGATCTGCCATCGCAATAGCAATGAATCGCCTTCGGGGATCAGGACGTACACTCGTTTGTAACCACAACGGGATAACTCACTACGGATATCGGTCATTCCTGCAAGACAAGCCCGTAGGATGGATGCACTCCATTGGCGCAGCGTCAAATGCAGGAATGGGCGCCCAAGGAAAATCTCTATCTGGAAGCGCCCGCGCTCATCATCTACGATCGTCAGTCGTTGGTCTGACGAAACCCGATCAGCCGAGATTGCGGCCATCGGGACTACCGAAAGCATTACGGCGCGGCGGGCGTGGCCGGCGCAAAGGTAAGCAGCCCGGTCAGATCCAGGTTGGCAATACCGCCAATGACAGCGAGCCCGTTTTGCAATGAGGATGTGATCTGATCGACGCTGGATTGCTGGTCGCCGCATCGGTGTTGGGATTGTCGAGAATCTTTCCCAGTTGGGCCACGATGTTGCTGTAGAAGGTGGACGCTGACGCACTCGATTGAATGAGCGTCTTGAACTGGGCGTCGATATTCTCGATGGCCGCGGCCTGATCGCCTCGCATCTGCTGGATTTGCTGATCGGAGAGCGCCGTTTGCGCCTGTAGCGTTCTGGCCTGTTCGGCCTGCTGCGCGGACAGCCCTGATTGAATGGCCGCCTGCTGCGTTTGCAAGGTGGCCGCCTGCGCGGCCCCCGCGGCTTGCGTCTGCCGCTGCTGCTCCCCCTGAACGCCAACGAGCCCCGTTTGCTGGGTCGCCTCTTGGGCTGACAGTGCCGCTTGCTGCGCCGCACCAGCCGCTTGCGTGGTACGCTGTTGCTCGCCCTGTAGCCCTACGCTCGTCAATTGATTGGCCTGGCCCGCATTGAATTGCGATCCTGTGTTCCTCGACCCGGCCGTGAATTGCAGCGCGTTGTTGTCTGCTGATTGATTGTCCCGTGACGCCTGCCCGTAGATATTAGCGTCTGCGGTGGCAATGGGCATTGCCGCATCAATCATCGCCGCTTGGCCGGCGCCTGCGGCCA